CTGAAATATCAGATTGCTATGGATGTGCTGAATGGTGCAGAACCAGACGCAGCATTTGTTGGTAGCGAGAATCCCTATGTTGACAAGACTGAGATCATTCCAGAAGATCCACTACGTGATCCTCCAGCCCGTCCACGTGAACTAGAAGGCCTTAACCTTGTGACACGATTTGGCACAAACACATTCCCACATCCAGAACCAGAATGGCGAGCACAGGACATCAAGGCCAACGTGGTGTTTCGCAAATACGACAACGGCATCATTACATATGAGATCACAGGACCCATTGCCAAGAAGGCCATTGGCACCAAGATCAACAAGTTTGGTGTCAAACAACCTGAACGCCTGACCTGGGTTGACCCACGCACCGGAGAACAGATCATTCGCCGTGCTGATGGCAGCTTCACACCATTGGGCACACGTCTACGCACTTTTATGCAACGCCAACGTGTGAACAAGTCAAATCAATGGGATGTATGGATTGACCGTGACTTCGTTGTTGTTGGTGACAACGCCATTGACAATCCTTGGGGTGCATAATGCTATTGAAACAATCACCCCTGCCAGTGCCACGTGATGCCTTAGAGCCAGTGTTGAGCCGGGCCAACATTGATTACCATTACGGGCATTTGTATCGAGGTTATGTGGATCGTTTCAATCAGCACGAGGGCTCACCAGAGTTCAATCGTGCTGGCGCTTTCCTACACGACATTTACTTCACACAGTTCACACGTCCCAACACAGGATCTAAGCCCGGTGAACTCACAATGGACCTAATCCGTAAACATTCAAGCAGCCTAACTGGCCTCAAAGCCCTAATGAAAGATGCTGCTATGCGGATACAGGGTTCTGGTTGGGTTTACCTGGCCACCGACGGCACCATCAAGACCATAAAGAACCACGAAGTGCGTGATGACATTGTGCTACTCATCGATTGGTGGGAACACGCTTGGAATCCTGACTACCTTTGGCGCAAAGAAGAATACTTTGACAACATTTGGAAGATCATTGATTGGAACCATATCGAAGATAGATTGGGTCTAATGTAATGGGGTTACACACCAACGACATTGCTAGACAAATGGAAACTGTTGCTGAGTCCCGACAGCGCCTGGCCCAGGAGCAAACTGCTGATGTCAAGATCTTGCAAAAAGTAAACAGTGCTCATCGTGAAGCATTCGCTGAAAAGTATCCAGGACAGGTTGAACACTGCCTACGTCTAACAATGGAAAGGCTCCAAGCGGGCCTTGACAAACGTGGTGATGTGGATGTGAGCAATCCTGATACCTGGCGTATGACACCTGCTGAACTTGAACAGTTGGCTCAAACTGCACAACTCTTAAACGATATCCGACGAGGATTCTAAAATGATATTTGCTACAGGAGAAACAAATGAAATATCAACTGTTACAGGGCAACAATGTTGCCACACTTAAAACATTTCCCGATAACCATTTTGACAGCATAGTCACAGATCCACCCTATGGCATTGATTTTCTGGGCAAGGCCTGGGACAGTGACACTGGTTCATTGGAGACCTACCAAGAATGCCTGCGTGTTCTAAAACCCGGAGGCCATATCCTGGCTTTCTCGGCAGCAAGGACCTACCACCATCTGGCCACAACCATTGAGCGTGCCGGATTTGAAATCCGTGATCAGATTATGTGGATCTATAGTTCAGGCTTTCCTAAGAGTCAGGACGTTGGACGCCAACTGCACAAGAAGGCCAATGGCAAGCCTGACAAACAACGCTTTGATCCTGCCATTATGATTCAAACAGGTAATAACTTTAAACATCCCAACACAGGCAAACTATATCGTGCTTTGCCTGACATCAATGGTAACAAGTTGGCACAAAGTCACGAAGGCAACAAGTATGGAGTTGTGTATGAAGAAGTCATTGTGGTAGATAATCCCTGGTCAGGTTGGGGCACACAACTCAAACCCGCACACGAGCCCATTGTTATGGCCCGTAAACCACTGTCAGAAAAGAACATAGCTGCCAACTGTGAGAAGTATGGAACAGGAGCCATCAACATTGATGCAGCTCGTGTAGGAGATGATCCTATGATAGTGCGTCATCTTAAAAAGGATGATGGCAAGGCATTTACTCATCACGGAGATGGTAAGAAGAATTGGGACACCTATGAAGATGTTGGCACGGTAGATGGTCGATTTCCAGCCAATGTCATCGGAGAGATCCCAGATTACCAAAAGTATTTTTATTGTCCCAAAGTCAGCCGTGCTGAACGACACATTGGTCACGAAATGCCACCGCCTATGTTTGGTAATGTAGAAGGAGCATATGGCCCTGACGGCAATCGAATGGCAGTTGGGTTAGATGCCCGCACCGGTAATGTAGGCAACAACCATCCCACCGTGAAACCCATTGAACTAATGAAGTATTTGATCAAACTTGTCACTCCACCAGGTGGCACGGTGTTGGATCCATTCAACGGTTCTGGATCAACCGGCTGTGCTGCTGTGGAGCTGGACTATGAATACACAGGCCTGGAACTTGATCCAGCCTATGTTGAGATCAGTCGCCAGCGCATTGAAGCCTGGTATCGGACCACGCACAAAAACAACTTCAACCAGTTATTCACTACCGATGACAATTGATGCAGCCTTGTTGATGCGCCGCAGCATTCGCTATGTGTGTGAACAAAATGGTATGGATCCTGCCGCAGTTCCACGCTTGCCTCTTGCGGTCCGAGAAAAGTTTCAAGCCTTGGCTTTTGATGTGCAGGAGGATATGCGCTACAACCAGCTCCGATATTTTAGACCTTTTGATCACCAACGGCGTTTCTTTGCCACAGGCACTTGTGATCGTCGTGGTATCCTTGCTGCCAACCGTATTGGTAAAACTGTGTCAACCTGTTATGAAACAGCAATGCACCTAACTGGACAATATCCTGCCTGGTGGACTGGCAAACGTTTCAACAAGGCCATCACAGCTATGGTTGCTGGTGAAGGTTGGAGTCAGGTTGCATTGGTATTGCAAGCAGAACTATTAGGAACAAATGATGTTAAGATTACGGACGCTGTTGGCACTGGCGCTATACCTCGTGATGCTATTGTGTTTGACACTATGCGTAGCGATGGGCCTAACTGTGTGGGTATTGAAATCCGTCACACAAGCGGTCAAAACAGCTATCTACTATTTGCTAACTACACACAGGAAGTTAGACAAATGCAGGGTTTCAAACTCAACCTGGCAGTGTTTGATGAACAACCGCCTGACGATTTCTTTAGCGAGATTGTCACGCGAACTGCCACAACGCAAGGCCAAGTTCTTTGCTCGTTTACCCCACTAAAGGGTCTTAACGGACTGGTGTCAAAGTTTTGGAACCACGAAGATGGATATGAACATATTAGAGTGTCTTGGGATGATGTGCCAGAATACGATCCTTGGGGCGAACCATTCTTGCTTATGTCTACTAGGCAACAACTTGAACGAGATTACCTTCCTCACGAACGTGACGCTCGCCGCAACGGTATTCCTGTTATGGGCAAAGGAGCTGTATTCCAAATCCGAAGCTGGCCCACTTACAAGACTGGTGAGTATGATCTGCGTAACACTACTGGCATACAACGAGTTATTGCGCTAGACTTGGGCTTGGTCAACGACAAGACAGTTATCAGTCTAATGTATTGGCACCCAACAGAAAAAGAGGCTTGGCTGCATCACCAGATAGTGGTCAAGGGCATTGAAGAAGCCAACCCAATGAACTATATCAACCATCTGATGCGTCCAGAAGTGTTTGGCACGCCTATTGTGCTGCCAGCAGATGCTTCAACAGCGGGTCGATATACAATGTCAAGTCAGAGTATTCGCACCTTGTTTGAAGAATACGAACTCAACGTTGTCAGTGAGCCCATTATGAATCCGCCAGACGATCAGGGCAGACGCACCAACCACAAGAGCTATGGTATAAATATTATGCGGCAAATGCTGGAACTGGGAACACTACACGTCAATGAAAACTGCACTACTTTCTTACGTGAAGCACAAAACTATTACGCTGATGACAAGGGAAGATTTAGTGATCCTGATGATGCTATTGATTCCGCTCGTTATGCCCTTCTTGGTTGCCTTAACGGTTACGCCGAACCTTGGGACGGACGCAGTCCACAGCAACGAATGCGTGATTTCAGACACCAATTCCAAGCTCAATCCTGGAACAGAGAACGAGAAAAGCCTGAGTGGAAGCAGGCCTGGAACCCCCGAGCCTAACAACACTAAATAATGTATAACTTGATAGGACCATCTAAATGTTGGATTTGAAAAACGTCGTCATCAGCAACTTAAACAACCACAGTGGGCAAATGGCTCGCTTTGTTAAAATGAAAAGTTTGCTGGACGCAAAATGTGCAGCTAACCTACGTTTGTTGGCCACTAAGAATAACATTAACCGTGCAAGCGATTACCACTACCTGGTGCTTGCAGTAACACAATCTACTGAACCAGTAAACGGCATTGACTATATCCATCCGGTCGTAAAACCCGTTGTCGACTACGCTACAGCAGTGATCACCAAAGGACTTGCACAGAATGGCGAGATCAAGTTTGAGTTTGTGGCCGACAATGAAGCTGACGCAGCAGCAGCCAAGCAAGCAACGCAAATGGTTCACAAGATCATTAACCAAAACAATGATCCACACCAAATCTTGCAACACTGGGTAATGGACGCAGCCTTGCACAAGAACGGTGAGATGATGGTCAGCCCAATGCGTGAACAGTTTGTGCGCTATGTCACAACACACGGAACATTGGACCAACTACGTGCATTTGAACAGCAAGCCGAAGAAGCTGGCCTAAAACCATTCCGTCAGAGTCGTCGCAAACACACTGTGGATATGGACAAGGTCCAATTAGAAATTGCACAGTATCAACAAGGCATTCCAGAAGAACAACGTCGTGAGAACCTGGACCATATCATTGGTCAAGCACAGACCGCAGCCGAAGGTGATTTCTCAAGTCTAGATGAATCAAGCGAAGATGTTGACCTACGTGATACCGAAGACGAAATCCGTGCAAGTCTTGCACGTAACACAATCTACGAAGCAAAGTATAAGTTAACTGGTTACAAACTAAACGTCAAGTTCCGTCCAATTGCACAACACTATTGGATGTGTGACCCAACAATCATCAGCATTGAAGAACAAAGTTTCTGCGGATACTACAAGCCAATGAGTATCCAAGAAGCCACAGAGCTATATCCAGACATTGACCTAGAAGAATTCAAAGTCTATGCACAGTATAGCAACGTTGGAGCATATCAAGCGGGTAGCTTGCTAAACAACTTAGCATTACACGCACGTGACTCGGTGCCTATCAATGGACTACCCGCTCAGGGCTATGCCGCCCAAGAACCAGAAGCACGCCAAGTCACTGTGTTGACAGTTTACAACCGTTACGACATTGACGGTGATGGTGAACTGGAGCTAGTAGAACTAATCTACAGTGGTCAGTATGTTATTTCAGCACGTGAAGTAGAGTTTATACCAATTGCCAATATGGTTCCAAAACCATTGGCGCAAAACTTCTATGGTATGGCCATTGCTGAATCAGTTGTGCCAATGCAAGAGTATGCAACGTCGGGACATCGCAGTGAAATTATGATGGGCTTGCTGCAAGCAACTCCACGTATTGGTGTCAAACCCGACAAGCTGGACTTTGAAATGATCCAGGACGGTGAAGCTGCTATCTTTATTTTGGATTCGAAGTTTGATCCACAAAAAGACATTTACCCATTGCCATTGCCACAAGGTAACTTGCAGTTTATTGACACTGCTATGAATCGTATCCAGCAAGACACAATGGCTATGGTTGGTATGACAATGCCAACAGACACATTCAACCCAGAAGTTATGGCTCCAGGCAACAGTGGCATCAAGTTGCAATTGGCCCTAACACCAAACCAAATCATTCAAGACAACACAGTTAAGAATTGTGCTGAAGGATTGAAAGCTGCCATTTGGTTAGTGTGGCGCACTCTAATTCAATATGGTGATGATTATGGTGTGCGTAAACTTGCACAAGAGTTCCACCCAGAAGGCAAAGCTGTGTTTATGGACTATGAAGCATTTGACGATATGAACTTCAATGACCGTAAGACAATTCACATTGATTTGGCATTGGGTATGATGAGTGACGAAAACCAATTGCAACGTCAACAAGCCATCATCCAGGGACAAACACAACTGTATCAGACAACACAGCAATTGGTTGCTTCGGGCACGCTAACTCCAGAAATGTTTAAGAAGATTCGTAAGCCATTCGAAGACAGCCTGTTTGCATTGGGAGTTAAGAATCCAGATGCTTACTTGCCAACTGAAGATGAAGTTAAAGAGATGATCAGCCAAGCACAAGCTGCCAAAAAAGCACAAGGCCCAAGTCCACAAGAACAGTTGCTCACAGCACAAGCGCAAGGCGTGGCTGCAAAAGCACAGTTGGATCAAGCCAAAGCAATGGAAATACAAGCAGACGTGCAGGGCACCAGTGCTGGCAAACAATTAGAAGGTGTTGCCTTAATAGGCGAACACAAGGCCACAGCCTACAGATGAACTAAATAAACATAGATTGGAATTGAAATGATTGAAAATGATGTATATGAGGCGTTTAATAATCGCCTTGTAAGTGCTACCGAATTGAGCAAGCTAAGTCCAGCGCAAGCGGACCGTGTGAAACAATTGGGCAGTGCTGCTGAGAATCTGTTGAAGAACAGAGACTTTGTCTTATTCGTAAGGCAGTTCCAATTAGAGAATATGGATTTTCTAACTGAGATAACTGGCCACACTGAAGAAGACAATTCAAAGCGTATAGCATTTGCAAACAATTTCAATGCTATGGACACTTTTATCAACCTGTTGAAGAGACAGGTTGTATTGAAAAATCGTGTGGTAACTCAGCAAGAGCGATCTCAAGAGCCCAACACATAAGAAAGGTAACATATGGATATACAAGTCCAGGATAAACCTAATCTCGTTCCCGAGACGGTCCCTGTCCAAGAAGTCAGTTCAGGATTAGATGCAATAGCAGCAAAAATGGCCGCAATGCGTAACCAGGTAGCAGCTACTAACCCAACTGAGACAGGTGTAGCACCAGCGGCGGCTGATGAAACCCCTGTGGCACCAGAAGGAGTTGTCGATGACAACGCTGAGCCAGAAGTTGATGCGCTAGACGCCAACGATGCAGATGCAGTTGATGAAGCCCAAGCCCCTGAAGAGGTAAGCACAGCGGATTCGACCAAAGAGGAGTTGATAGACTTTATCGATTTCGCAAATGAAAACCCGAACGCCAAGTTCAAGTTTATGCGAAATGGTAAAGAAGTCGTTATTGACGCCAAAAAGGCAGCAAGCATTCTAGGTCAAGGAGCAGCAATTAGCGAAGATGCTAGACAATT